TGAGGATGATGACGATGAACATATTTAGTTATTTTAAGAAAAAGGGTATCGACACGATCGATGCTTCTTTTTATGCCAAAATTGCAGAATGGGATAGTTGGTACCGGTCAAACGTGAAGAAATTCCATTTTTACCGGGTATATGGCGGACAGGGTACCTATACCAAACGCCGCCGTCACAGCCTTGGCATGGCGAAGAAGATCAGCGAGGACATGGCGGATCTGCTGCTGAATGAAAAGGTGAAGATCACCATTGCAGATGAAGCTACAGACACCTTCGTAAAGGATGTCCTTGAGAAGAACAACTTTACTGTGATGGGAAATGAATACCAGGAACGGAAAGCGGCGAAAGGTACCGTAGCCTATGTCCCATATCTGGATGACATGGAAGTGGATGAAGCCGGAAATGTGTTGAGCGGGACCGTGAAGATCAACTATCTGGAAGCACAGAACATTTTCCCGCTCAGCTGGGAGAACCGGAAAGTTACGGAGTGCGCTTTTGCATTCCCCAAAACCTGCAAGCGAAAGAAATACGTCCAGATCCAGTTCCATCGTAAAGAGGATGGATTGTATGTGATCGAGAATGCGGTTGTCGAATGCACGAACGGCGCGGGAACTGAGCTGACCAAGGAAGAATGGATGAAGATACCGGAATTCGCAACCTTGGCAGACCGTATCGAGACTGGGTCTGATAAGCCGCAGTTTGTTATCGATCGGCTGAATATCGTGAATAACGCGGATGAAGACGATACAAACCCAATGGGCGTATCCATCTTTGGCAATTCGATTGATACGCTTCGCAAGATCGATCTGGAATATGATTCCTACGCCAACGAATTCGATCTTGGCCGGAAGCGCATTTTTGTGGCTCCGGAGATGCTGACCGATAAGGACGGGAATCCGACCTTTGATACAGACGATACGGTATTCTACCGGCTGCCGGAGGATTATCTTGTCAATGCCAAGGATCCGATAAAGGAAGTGAACATGAACCTGCGCGTGGACGACCACAGTAAAGCCATCAACGACGATCTGAACTACCTGTCATTTAAATGCGGCTTCGGAACCCAGCGATATAAGTTTGAACATGGAAATGTCACAACAGCCACGCAGGTCATCAGCGAAAACTCTGACATGTACCGGACAATCAAAAAACATGAGATTGTTCTGGATGACGTAATAAAAGAACTGATCCGGATTATCATCCGGCTTGGAACCGTCGCCAATGTGCCGGGGCTGAACGAGGAGACTGGCATCGTGATCGACTTTGATGATTCTATCATCGAGGACAAGGAGACAGAACGTCAGCAAGACCGCCTGGATGTGGCAATGGGAGTTATGAGCCTTGCAGAGTACCGGGCAAAGTGGTACGGGGAGACGCTGGAGAAAGCGGCAAACAGCCTTCCCGAACCGGCGGAAATAGAGGAGTGATGTAGGTGACACCGGAAGAACTGGAGAAGCTGCCAAAACCACTGGAGCGGAGCATGACAGCCTTGGAGCTGTCCATCATGAATGAGATCATCGAAAGGATCAAAGAGACGGCGCAGATCACGCCAGTGATCGACTGGCTGCTGGTCCGTCTGGACGCGATCGGCAAGAGCCGGTCCCACATCAAACAACTGATCGGTGATGCGATTAACGATGCTGGCCTGAAGATCGATGATATCTATGATCAGGCTGCGCAGTCTGATTTCGTCCGCAACAAAGAGATTTATGAGGCAACCGGAAGAGATTATCTTCCCTACGAAGACAACGAGTGGCTTCAACAGGTAGTAGATGCCGCCAGAAGGCAAACGAAAGATTCTCTCCGCCCTATGGAGAATATCACCCAGACAACGGGCTTCAATGTCATGATGGGGAACAAGCGCGTTTTTACACCGATGTCAGAGTATCTGGAGCGAAGCCTGGACAAGGCGATGCTCGGGATCACCACCGGCGCAAAGACATACAGCCAGGCGATTGGTGATGTAATAGATGAGATGACGTCCAGTGGTGTCCGCGTAGTAGATTATGCATCCGGAAAATCCGACCGGATTGAGGTAGCTGCCAGACGCGCGGTGATGACGGGCGTGGCCCAGATGACTGATAAGGTCAATGAGAAGAACGCCGAAGAGCTTCACACCGATTACTGGGAAGTAGACTGGCATATGGGCGCCAGAAATACCGGTACCGGATATAAAAACCACCAGAGCTGGCAGGGCAAGGTTTATAGCTCCGAAGAGATGCGGACGGTCTGCGGTCTAGGTGAGATGCTTGGCTTTGCCGGTATCAACTGCTATCACATCCGGTTCCCGTTCATTCCTGGCATTTCCAAGCGGAAGTATACGGATGAGTGGCTGGAGGAGCAGAACCGGAAGGAGAATGAAAAGAAGACCTTCCACGGCAAGGAATACGACACCTACGGGGCGCTGCAGTATCAGCGCAAACTGGAGCGCACGATCCGCAAGCAGAAGCAGGATGTAGAGCTCCTTGAGAAGGGCGGCGCCGATCAGGATGATATCACGGCAGCCAAATGCCGGTTGCGTCTGACCAATAAGACCTATGTGGATTTCTCGAAGGAGATGGGGCTGAGGCAACAGAGGGAGCGGCTGAGGATTGGAAAAGCAGATGAGAAGAATCGGATATTTGATGTGAATCGAATGAAACTTCCTGATGATATTATGCAAATCAATGGGATGACAGAGGATAGACGAATTGAAATTGAAAAAGCTATCACTGTAATGCAAAAACAATATGATATTCGTATAGGAGGCATATCCGTAGAATCATTAGGATATGCTGAGAAAAAAACGCTTTTCATGACCGGTCCTTATATAGAAAATGAGAAGTTTAAAATGGCACTGGTAATTAATAAAGATGTTGATTATAATCAAATAGAACAGGTTTTGGAGAAAAGATATCAGAACGGATTTTTTGCAAGCAGAACCATCGGAGATGCGGTTAAACATGAGTTGGCTCACGTTATGACGTTTCAAGACTGTGAATCAGCAGAGGAATATATTACTTTACGAAAAATGATAAAGGATTCTTTTGTAGAGGGAATTTCCGGGTACGCAGATCGAACAAATGATGGGGCAGAGTCCTTAGCAGAGGCATTTGTGAGAATCCAAAATGGAGAAAAAGTTCCATTATCATCCAAGCTGCTGGTGAGAAAATATATCACGAGGTGGAAAAAGTAATGCTAAGATTATGTTGTTGCGATATATGCAAAAACCGAATAGGATCAATAAATGAAGATCGTTGCAAGGCTTATCCAGACGGAATACCGCAGGATGTAAGGGATAGTTTTGAGGATGAGGAACATAAGAACTGTGCAAATGGGTTCTCTTTTGAAGATAACATGAATCAGCCTATTGGAGAGGTTGATCCCAACGGTCTCTTTAGTAAATTGTTTGATATTGTTGGATCTTCAGAAGACGGATCAAAGATATAAGAATTGATTATATAATATGAATGAGATGGATGCTCATAAAAGGGTTGAGAAATACTTGGGAACGTGGAGGAAAGCATGATAGTAATTCCAGTATGTTTGAGCTGTGAAAATGTTCAAAGAGGTATGATTTGTCCGAAGTATCCCAAGGGAATCCCACAGGAGATTCTTTCAGCTCGGCGAAAAGACAATGTTTGTAACGACTATAAGGAAAAATGCAAGCAGGATGATTTATGATTATGAATGAAGCCGAGAAACAGGCGCTTAAGGATAAATTGAATAATCCAGACAAAACTGTAAAATGCCCTCGTTGCGGCAGTGAAATTATTTACGAAAAGCGAGGCAATTCCATCGCGGTAGAATGTAAAACTCCAAAATGTATTTTTGGAGGAATAAGAGGATTATGATACCACCAGTCAGTAATGGCTAGTGGTATTTTTTATACCCATTTAGTTGCGACATCGCAACAGGAAGGAGGGAGCGTATGCTTGAGCGGTTGATTCGATGGATCCGGCAGCGACGGTGTGAGCATCATTATCGCAAGCACTGGGAGCGGGCGTCCGGTGGTTATGTGAAGCGGTGCACGAAGTGCGGAAAGGAGATGATCCGGTGATCTCCCTCTGGGCGGCAGGGTGAAGCTGCTTAGTCATAAGTTAGTCATAGGCACGCGGGATTCCCGGGTGCTATTTTTGTGGGAGGTGAATGGTTTGATTGAAGTAAAGATGGATGCACATAGCATCCGCATGAACGGACATGCAGGATGCAGTGTTGACGGACAGGATATCGTGTGCGCCGCTATCTCGGCGCTTACCTGCAACCTGATCAATTCCATGCAGGCACTCACGGACAACAAGATCCGCGCTGAAACCGACAGCGGGAGCGCTATCATTGAATGGCAGGAGCTGTCTGAAGAAGGGAAGCTCCTTGTAGACTCCTGGTTCATCGGCATCACTGCTGTTAATCAGGAGTATAACTGTATCGTGTTTATTTAAAGTCCCTTTCTGGGGGCTTTTTATTATGCCCAAAACGTGAAGGCTTAAAAAGCTCGGGAGCCCGTCAGGGCAAAAACGGAGGTATGTATGTTTAAGAAATACATCATGAATTTACGGCTTTTCGATGACGGCGGCGAAGGCGGCTCTGGATCACAGGGTGGAAGCGCTGGGACTGGTGACGGCGGCCATGGAAGCGCCGGGAAAGGAACCTACAGTTTTGAGCAGGCGGAGGAGATCGCCAATGCCAGGGCAGACAGAGCGACGAAGGCGGCGCTTGCAGATTTCTTCCGTAAGCAGGGAATGAGTGAGGACGAGATTACGGCAGCGATTGCCGATTACAAGGCAAAGAAGCAGGCCAACCAGCCCAATGTGTCAGCGATTGAGAAAGAACGCGACGATGCCAAGAGTGAACTGGAAACGATGAAGAACTCGAACCTTCTGCGCGATAAAGGCGTAAGACCGGAAGATCTGGACTATGTGCTGTTCAAGGTTAACCAGAAGGTGACGGATAAAGTCGACTTTAAGAAGGCGGCTGACGAGTTCCTGAAAGAGAACCCGCGCTTCACCGGTCAGGGAACTTACCGGGTGACAACTTCTTCCCAGGCTGGCGGATCCGGAACTACTCAGACCGGAAATGATTTTATTAATAATGCGATTCGCAATGCAGCGAGACGATAAGGAGGAACAGAATCCATGAGAAAGAAAATGAATTTACATCTGTTTGATGATGGCGGCACCAGCATCATCGACCGATCCGGCGCGGCAGCGCTGATTCCGGAGGAAAATGCAAAAGAGATCATTCAGGGCGTAGTCACCCAGTCTGCGGTTCTTGCAAGAGGCAGAAAACTCCCGAATATGTCCAGCAAGACGTATAAGATGCCGGTTCTGGACATGCTGCCGATTGCTTACTTTGTGAACGGCGATACTGGACAGAAGAAAACCACGAAGCAGGCATGGGATAAGAAAATGATTACGGCCGAGGAGATCGCGGTCATCGTACCGATTCCGGAAGCTGTACTGGATGATTCCGATTATGACATCTGGGGAGAGGTGAAGCCGAGAGTGATCGAGGCATTCGGAAAGGTAATCGATGGAGCGATCTTGTTTGATGAAGAGAAACCTTCTTCCTGGAGAGATGGCATCGTGACGACTGCAACAAATGCAGGCGCTATCGTTACCCTTTCCGACAGCGACAGCCTGTATGACAAGATTATGGCAGAAGACGGCGTGATCGCAAAGGTTGAGGACTGCGGCTACTTTGTAAACGGTCACATGGCAGACATCTCCATGAGAGCGAAGCTGAGAGGACTTAAGGATACCACAGGCAACCCGATCTTCAAGAGCGATATGCAGAGCAGCACTCCGTATTCTCTTGACGGATCCCCAATGAACTTTCCGAACAATGGAGCTTTTGATAAGTCGAAAGCACTGATGATCTCCGGCGATTTCAGTCAGCTGGTATATTCCATCCGTCAGGACATCACTTTCAAGCTGTTTACCGAGGGCGTGGTTCAGAACGCAGACGGAAGCATTGCTTACAATCTGATGCAGAATGACATGGTTGCTCTTCGTGCAGTTATGCGTCTCGGCTGGGAGATCCCGAACCCGATCAACGCATTAAAGACTGACAAGACGAAGAGATGTCCGTTCGCGGTTCTGAAAGCCGGAGCGTAATGAGGTGTGCTGATGATTTACGCAGATGAAGCCTTTTATACAGAGAACTATCTGCTTGGCAGGAAGCCGGTCATCAGCACTGGCTTTCTTTTTTATGCGAGGCAGGCCAGCCAGATTATTGACCGATATACCTTCGGACGGCTGAAATCCATCACAGAAGATGCGGTGCCTGAAGAGGTTCATATGTGCTGCTGTGAACTGGCCGAATCCGGATATCGTCAAGAAAGGCAGCAGAAAGAACTCGGTGGTAAAATGTCAGAGAAGATAGGCACTTATTCTGCCAGCTTTGAATCCACGCAGGACTCCGCCAGCGCATTCGAGCAGGAGCAGCGGGCAGTTGTGATGAAATGGCTTGCAGGTACCGGTCTTTGTTATCTGGGGGTGAGATGATGTATACAAATGCAGACTGCACCCTTTATCTGTATAGGAAAGAGGGGAAAACCGAAGAGTATATCAGAACTCCTGTGGAGGGTGTTTACTGGGAAGATGTAAAGCAATCTACCTTCCTGAAAACCGGACAGAGAGATGCATGTTCTGTTCTGCTTGTGATTCCGAAGGAAAGCATGGATGATCCTATCCGTTTCACCGAGGGAAAAGACCTTGTTGTAAAAGGAATTGTTGACAATGTCATTGACTGCAGCAGCCAGGAAGCATTGTCCAAGTCTCTGGCGGCGCTGAAAAAAGATCCTGGCTTTCTGACGGTAACAACCGTGGACGAGAGGATGTATGGCAGCGAAGCCGTGCAGCATTATGAACTGTCCTGCAAGTAGGGAGGCGATGTGCTTTGAAACTGCATTTTGAAATCAAGGATACGGAGAGCATCCTGCGCAATCATGGCCTGCAGGAAGGCGGATACGTGCAAAAGGTAGTAGACAGTGAGTGCATGCGCTATATGAGTGATTATATGCCGCGCAGACAGGCGGGTGAACTGGAACACATGATGGTGATAGCCACTGTAATTGGCTCCGGGCAG